GACTAAATAGAAGTTTATCATAAGTTAACTATATAATACACTACTATTATTTACTTGTCAAGTCTTTATTTGTAAATCTCTTCGGCCAAGTAGTAAGACTCGCCCCAATGGCCTTATCTCCATTGCGATAGTGGTTATCAAGACCCATTTCCGTTAAATATTTCTTTAGCGGCATCATATGGGTCTAGCCCCTCCTCTTCGTTGATATTCTTAACCACCCTCTTAAAATACAAGTAACGCAACCAGTCGGGATCCATAACAACGGTTTCATAATCAAGCCCCCTCGGCTTGGGAATATGAGTCTTGCCTTCTTTTAGGGCTTTCCTAGCCTCTATAGCAATATCCTTAACTTTAGCCAAGTCGCCATTTTTCATTGCCTCTTTTTGTAAAATAAACCGCTTGTAGGCCGGAGTATAAGTAACCTTTTCGTAGTAGTCGTTCCATTCGTCCTTTATTGCTTGTTGCTCTTCTTTGGGTAGCCTTTGAAAATCAAGAATAGGTTTAACAATGTTTGGCCTTAAGCTTCCGTCAGGATTAAAAAGCTTGTCGGCAGTTTCATATTTTTTGACTTCTTTCTCGGCTCTTTCTTTCTTCTTTCTAGTTTCAGTATTCATTTTTTCACCTCCTTTGCTTTGAGATAAATCGGCATTTTCCGTTTAATCGTGGCTAGGTTTTGAACATTCTCGCCCCACTTCTCGGATAGGATATCATCAAACAACTTGATCGCCGCCCGCTTAAAAAAAACCATATTTTCGCAGTCCCTATCCCAAGATTTTATATAAGAGTCAATCCTTTGGGTTAAGTTCCAAGCAACTCGGCGGGGATAAGAGTCAGTCGGGGGAAAACCATACCTATCCTTAAATAAAGCAAGAATATAATTAACCTTCTCGTTACCAAATGAAGTTTTAGAACCCCCGTTGGTCTTTGACCTATTAGTATTATTACTAATATTTTCTTTATTATCTTTATTCTTATGGCTTTTTCTGTGCTTTTTCTGTGCTTTTTCTGTAAGTTTTTCTGTGCTTCTTTTTTTAACAAGTTCTTGAAAATATCCCAAGTTAATGATACTTATTATTGTTCTTCTGTTCTTTTTTGTGTGCTTCTTAATTGAGCCTTTGCTCTCCAAGTGCTCCAAAAGTGCTCTAACCCAAGTTTCGGAACGGCCCCATCTTTTAGCTAGGCTTTTGACAGAAGTCAGGATTTCTCCATAACCGATGGTGATAACTTCTCCTCTGTCAATTATCTTTTCAGGTTCTTTTGAATATCTGGCCATAAAAAGTAAGTCAATCCACGCTTCGGCCCTTGAGAATTTTCTCTTCTCGGTCCAGAGGTCGCTATCAAGAAATCTTCTGAATAGGGGAATAAATCCTTCGTGGTTATTTTTGTTTTTTGGAGTCATCATCATCATCAACTTGTAAACCCGTCTTTTGGTCAATTACTACCATTCCTTTACCGTGGCAAACATTACAGGTTTTTTTCCCATATGATACAGTCCCGTAGCCATTACAATTGGGACACTTGAAGGGGGTAAATCGTTGTTCTTTGGGGTCATCATCAGTCATCATCATGATAATAATTTACTACTTTTTGTTTTTTTTGTCAAGTATGATATACTTTGGGTAATGGAACCGGTAGTAATTTTGTGCGATGGCTTTCGGGTAACAGGACCTAATCGGTCGGATGGGAATATCACTATTAGCTTTACGACGGGCGAGTATGGAAAAGAGGCGGCGTCCGAGATGTTAAAAGTACCCCAGGATATAGTGTTGGAAGTAACTGTAAAAGAACATAAAAATGCCTAAAAAACCTACAAAAAAGACCGAATTTAAGCCCACAAAAGGGATGATTAAATGGCTCAACTCGTCGGTTGAAATCGGGCTGGAAAATATTTCCGATGTGTCACGCCATTGTGGCGTGGACCGATCAAGGTGGTACGATTGGGTCCAAGACTCCGACTTTATCGAGTGGTTCAGGAGGGAGTGGAACAATCGCCTCGGTGTCCAATCGGCCTATCTTGACTCGGTAGGCTTAAGGCAAGCAAAGAGAGATTACAAATATTGGGAGGGAATGCAGAAGAGGATTGGCAATCTAACTGACAGGCTCGATGTTACCTCTGGGGGCAAGCCCATTCCTATTTTGGGCGGACTAACAAGAGATGGCCTACATTCAAACGATAGCGACGAAGAAGCTGCTTAAACTTAAAAAGAGGATTAGGGGGGTTGGTGGTGGCACCGGTGCCTCTAAAACGGTCAGTATCCTCCTTATTCTGATTGACTACGCCCAATGTCACGATAACGAGATTATCTCCGTCGTCTCCGAAACGCTACCTCACCTAAAGAAAGGCGCTATCCGTGACTTTTTAAACATTATGGAAGAGCATGGCTATTTTGACCCCAAGAGTTGGAATAAAACTGACTATATTTATACTTTCCCGACCAACACCAAGATTGAGTTCTTTTCGGCCGACCAGCCCGGCAAGGTGAGGGGGCCAAGACGGGATGTTCTATTCCTAAATGAGGCTAACAATATTTCCTACGAAACCTATACCCAACTCGAAATTAGAACCAGAAAGATTATCTGGCTTGATTGGAACCCAGTCAGCGAATTTTGGTGGTATGAAGAGGTTTTGCCCAAACAAGATGTGGACTTTATTACTCTAACCTACCGGGATAATGAGGCCCTATCAGAGAATGAGGTTAGGGCGATTGAGGCAAGACGAGATAATAAGAACTGGTGGCGGGTTTATGGCGAAGGCCAGTTGGGGGAAGCAGAGGGGCGGATATTTACTGGTTGGGCAACTATTGACGATATTCCCCACGAGGCAAGGCTGGAGCGGTATGGGCTTGATTTTGGCTATTCTAACGACCCGACAGCGATTGTGGCGGTCTATTACCATGATGGCGGCTACATTTTAGACGAGGTGCTTTACCGGAAGGGGTTATCAAACAAAAGAATTGCCGACTTCTTCCTTAACTTGCCAACGGCGATGGTGGTAGCCGACTCGGCCGAACCCAAGAGTATTGACGAGATACGCTCGTACGGTGTTTCTATCCTTCCCTCGGTTAAGGGGCAAGGGTCGGTGCTACAGGGGATACAAAAGGTGCAAGACCAGAGGATAAGCGTTACCAAACGGAGTCTAAACCTCTTAAAAGAGTACCGCAACTACCTTTGGGAAACGGATAAGGAGGGCAAGATTATCAATGAGCCAGAGAAAGGTTTTGACCATTGTATGGATGCTATCAGATATGCTATAAACAGCTTAACACCCGACCAAGATGATGACTACTCACCAGCCGTTAAGGGTGATTTTAGAATTGGCCTATGAATATTTTAAAACTGTTCTGGCGATTTTTTAAGGCCTTATTTTTTATTTTCGCTTTCCCCTTTCTTGCTCTAGTGACCTTCGTCTCGGTGATTGACTTTATCGATTGGGTAAACACCGGCGTTATTAAAGACGCCTCGGCATTACTCTCACTGGCTCGAGGGGCCTTGATATTATTTGTTATAGTGTTAGTGCTTATTTACCATGCTTGCAGACGGCTCATTTCCCACCATTAGCGCCTCTCGTCTCTATGATCCAGAGTGGGAGTTTATGAAAGAGGTAGACCCGGAAATGTACGAGGTTAAAGAGATGCTCGAGGCGACCAAGATTAACCCCAAGGTGTTACCAAACATTATCAGGGCATTAGCCGGTATCGCTTGGGGGACAGGATATGGCAAGGTGCAGATATTTATTGAGAATAGGCAAGTGAGTCAAGTCAAGCCGGAGGAGAGCGACCGAGTAGATGCGCCGGCTCTAAAAATTGACGAGTAATACTACTTTCTAGTATAATCTAGTTAGTTAGACTGACCTAAAAGTGAGAAGCTAAGGGTCCGCTATTTTTGGCGGGCCCTTTTTATTGAAGATATTATGGCCAAAGACATTGCTATTAAAGGCACCAAGAAAGAACAAGACTCTTTCACCGAGGTATACCGGCACTACCTAATGGCCACCGAAGATCTCGAGAGTCGCTTGACCGATTGGAACACCAAGGATGAGCTTTTCCGCTCTTACATTGATGATAATAATTGGCCCTACCAGTCGGTTGTCTTTGATCCAAGAGTTTTTACCATTATTTTCGAAAAAACGGCTCGGCTGTTAGCTCATAAACCAAAAGGCAGGCTGGTTCCTCGAGAGGGTGGCGACACCTTGGGGGCCAAGATTAACAACGAGCTGCTTTCCTACCAGTGGGATGACTCTGAGAGGGTAGACAATAAACCCCTAATCGCCAAGTGGGCAACGATGGACCAAAATGCTAGAAAGTATGGCGCCTCTTTTGCTCTGGCGCTTTGGCGCTATGAGGAGCGAGACAAAAGGGTTTGGTTTGATGGGCCAAACTTTAAGCCCCTAGTCAACCGGGACTGTTTACCCAACCCCTCTTATTCGACCATTAAGAACTGGTTCCAACACCGAGATTATCTCTCGATTGACGAGTTGGAACGGGTCAATGACGCCGCCCGAGCCAAGCCAATTTACAAAAACCTTGATATTTTACGAGATGCTGTTAGAAAAGAGGCTTCAGCCGGTGGCGATACCAGACAAATTAATTGGCAGTCAAGAAATAAGTCTATCAAGGGCTTAACCGACTATCTCGGCCAAGACGAGGTGTTTAAAACTATCGAGGTGGTAACCGAGTACCGACCGGATCGGTGGATTACCTTTGCCCCTAAGCATGGCGTTATCCTGCGAGACATTGATAATCCTTATAAGCACGGCCAAATTCCGGTAGTAATGCTCAAATACTATGAGGTAGATGATGATATTTATGGTTTGTCTGAGATAGAGCCGATTGAGAAGCTCCAGAAAGCTACTAACGCCCTAGTTTGCCAATATATTGACGCTATCAACATGAGCCTCTACACCCCCTTGAAGGTAAGAAATACCGGGGTTAAAATGCACACTCTCGAGTTTGGCCCAGGTAAAAAATGGCTTATGGACAATCCCCAAACTGATGTTTTACCTTTTGAAACTTCTACAGCGGGAGTAACCGAGTTTGTCTCGACTTATCGTTTCTTAATTGGGGCGATGCAAGAGGCGGTTGGTGAGGCTTCGTCGATGGTCTCGACGATGGTGCCGGGTGAGACAGGCAAGACGGCCACCGAGATTAAAGATACTGCCAGTCAAAGATTATCTCGTGATAACTTCAACCAGATTTATTTATCGGAGGCCTTAAAGAAACAAATCATGTTCTGGCATTCGATGAACCAGCAGTTCTTGTTTTCCAACAAGAAAGAGAAGGCCAAGGTAATCAGAGTGGTTGGTCGAGACGCAATCCGCTATTTTAAAGAGCAAGGACTGGATGAGTATGGCCTAACCGAGCAGGGTGGTCAATTTTTGGCTGATTTGGCCGATGAGGGGATCACTAACATTCAACCCGAACAGCTAGACGAGACAATCTGGGCCCCTGTTCACGGGGCGGAGACGGAAGAGGGCTTAGTGCCTAAGTTTAGAATGCTTCCCGGGGAAGAGACAGGCGAGTTGGCGATTGAGGAAGAAGATTTGGCGGGCAATTATGACTATATTCCTGATATTGAATCAATGGCTCTGCCGACTGACGAGGCGACGGCCGGAATGAAGAGGCAGTTGTTAGAGTTCTTAAAAGACCCCAACATTGCTCAAAAGCTGGCCCAAGAGGGTTATGCCCTAAAAGCCAAGGAGTTAATCGAGGACTTTTTAGAGGATGTTGGTTTAAAAGATGCCGAGAAATATTTTGAACAACTACCCGAAGGAGGTGAGCAGTTTGGCCAAATTAACCAAGGAGGAGCAAGAGGCGTTGGACCAAGCCAACCAGGTCTGGGCAATGGCGGAAACCAAGGGATGGAAGGAGGTGGTCTTACCCCTTCTCCAGCTCAAAGCCCAAAACTCATGGAAGGACCCCCGAGAGGTCAAAGACCTTTCTAAGTTCTTTTATGACTACAATATCGCCTGGTCAATGGCTCAAGCGGCCAAAGAGCTTGTTTCTTTTGTCGAGGGGCAAATAGAAATGGCTAAACAGCTCGAGAAGAAAGCTAAGGGTGAGGAAAAAGAAACATTTAGAATTGGAAGCACAGCAACAAATGAGCAAAAAACAACCGACAAAGAGAAGTGAGGCTTTAGCCTCTCTTCCTGAATCGAGCCATAAGTTCTGGCGTGGGGCTGAGACTAACCTTATCACTCTCAGTCACAAAAAATGTCGCCATAGCTTCATCAGACGGTCGGGCAGAGAGGCAGAGTGCCAAAACTGTCATATCGGCTTTTACTTAGATGGCGATTGGGATGTCAAGAATGGACATTTATATTTAGGCAAGAAGAAGGTTTTGTAGTTTGAGACAAGCCAAAGGGTTTGTCCCAGCCTAGAAAGCTGGATTTTCAGTCCGAGGTATGCGGCCTCGTAAATAATCGCAAATATTAGCAAAAAGGAGGTGATAAAAATGACTGACACCGATAAGGCACAAGCTGAAGAGCAGACGCAGCGGGTAATGCCTACCCAAGAAGAAGGAAAGCCCGATGGTGTGGAAACCGAGCAGGCCGCTCCTCAAAAGGAGGTATCCGAGTCGGAGGAAAGCACCAGTCGAGACGAGTTGCCGGAGGGAGTAACGGATCGAACCCGTGAACAGTTTGAAAAGCTGAAGCAGTCAAACCAAGCCTTAAAGGCTGAGTTAGACAAGCTATCCGCTTCTCAACAGAAGAGCGTGTTAGGTTCCCTGGCCCCTGGTCAAGGACACCAGGCAGGGCCTCAACAATTTGTTGATCCCTATACTGGCGAGGTAGATGTGGCGGCCCTTAACTTGGCTGTCGCCAATGCCCAACAGCAGGCTATTGCTGCTAGAGAAGAAGCTCGAAGAGTGAAAGAGCAGTCTCAGGAGAAGGAGGCTTACGCTGATTACCCTGAACTTAATCCTAACGCTAAGGGTTTTGATAAGGAGCTGTTTCGGAAAACGAGGGCAGTCTTACTGGACTCGATGATGAACCCAGCCGATTATGGAAACAGAGAGCTTTCTCTAAAAGAAGCGGCTGATTTAGCAAGCGGAGGACAAAGTGCCACTAAAACCAAGCAGGCCGAGGATAATGCCAGACAAGCCCTAGAGCAACTCACGCCCAAAGAGCAAGCCTCTTTGGAGGCTGAGGGTCGTTCTGATAGGCGGCAAAATACCGCTAGCGCAGAAGACCTCCAGGAGCGTTCCCGTAGAGGCGATAATATCGCCATTATGGAGCGCCTAAAAAACATAAAATAAAAGGGGGTGATAAATAAATGGCATTTGGATTACAAACCTACCAAGACTCAGCGCGTCGTGAAGACTTAATCGACTTAATCGCCGATGTGTCTCCTGATGACAATCCGTTAGCGACTATGTTGGCAACAACTACCGCTAAGGGGACTTACCATGAGTGGTTGGAAGATTATATCTCTCGACCCTCTTCGGTTAGTTCAGCCGTTGAAGGAGCTGCGGCCGAATATGACGATTTGACTCAGCCTTCTCGTAGAGGAAACTTTACCCAAATCATTTCTCAAACCTATCGGGTTTCGGGAACTGAGCGGGCCGTGTCTGTGGCTGGTATGGGTGACCCAATGGATTACCAAGCGGCAAAGGCTCTCAGAGAATGGAAAAATAAACTAGAATATGCCCTCGTTAGAGGCGATGATGTTTCGGGCTCTTCTGGTGTAGCCAGACAAATGAGCGGCCTTGATTCCGTAATCACGACTCACTATACCGCTCGGGCTTCTCAGACAACCTTGTCCGAGACCGAGTTTAACGATATGGTGGCAGAGGTCTGGAATGATGTCGGAAACGATGAAGTTTTTGACTTAGTTTTAGTTCCTTTCGGCCTAAAGAGAAAGATTAGCACTTTCACTGCCGGCTCAACTCGATATGTTGACGCGACGGAAAAGAAGCTAGTCCGACCCGTTATGGTGTATGAGTCTGATGGTGGTATTCACCGAATAATGGCCCACAAAGACGTTAGGTCTGCGGCCAGCTCACTCGGGGCAACCTTCTATGGTATTAAAGAAAATAAATATCGGATTGCTTACCTGAGAAAGCCTACTCGTGAATTACTCGCCAAAGACGGCGACCGCGACAATGGTCAAATCGTTGGAGAAGCCACTCTTGAATACTTGGCCGAACGGTCAAGCGCCAAGAGAATTGGTTACTTCCAGAACGGAGGTATGTAAATTTTGGCTTAAACGCTATGCTGCTGGCGGCAGCGATGAGAGGTAATGATTAGTGAATCAATAAACTAACCCAAGCACCTCAACCGCCAAAACTTTGATATAATGTCTTTATGGATGTTTACGATGCCGCCTCAAACCGATTGTTGGACTCAAAGTTGGTCGAGACGGCCGATAGACTAATGAAGTCGAGAAAGGAAAAGAAGCTTTGGGAGGTAATCGCCGATTGTGTCGAGGCGTGGAAGAGCCTACATCCCAAAGAGTGGCAATCGTATATTGTCCACCTAAAAGATGTTAAAAAGAGCCGAAAGAGCAGCTTGGCCCACTCAAAAGACAAGGAGAGATATTTGCGCTATGTTGTTGATGTCCCATCGGCCATTATTCAGATGATTAGGACGCTTTATGACGATGATGAGCTGAAAATGGATAAAGACTTTTGGGTTAAGTTTGGCACTAAGTTTAAAGAGTTTAAGGTCCCAGAAAAATACTAGACAAATAATTATTTTAATGTTATAAACGGGGGTGAAAGACATGGTAAAAGTAAAAACTGTTCATCACGGTCAAGAAACTCGAGGTACTAAGCCTAAGGCTGTTTCTACCCGCGACCCCCTTGCTGGTAAGCTGACTCGAGCATTTAACAAGGCAATTAAATCGGCAAAAACCTTTAAGGGTTTTATTAAATAAATTATTTAAGGTGAACAAAAACAGTCCTGCTGGGGCCGAGAGAATCGCCCTGAGCATGATAATACCAGGGATAAGCGAGGAGCTACCAATGCTCCAACGAGTGCTATCCACAATAATGCCCCATGTTGACGGCACCTTTATTACTCTAAATTACCCCGATAAATCTAAGATAACAAAAACTCTCAACTGGTGTAAGAAACAAGGCATTCATACCTCTTATATTAAATGGAATAAAGACTTTTCGGCTGCTAGAAACTTTAACCTCAAACAAATCCCCAAAAGCTATCAGTGGTTCTTTTGGTGCGATATTGACGACCGCATTGATGGTGCCGAGCATCTTCACGAGGTAGCCAGGATGGCCCGGGAAAAAGATGTTAAATCGGTTTTTATGAACTATATTTATTCCTCGGTTAGAGATAAAGAGGGCAATATCGTTCAGCGGACCATTGAGCACATGAGAGAGCGGTTGTTAGTCAATGAAGACCTATATGAGTGGGTGGCACCCATTCATGAAACCTTGATTGAGAAGTTTCCAACCAGAAAGGCTGATGTTGACCAGATAACGGGCACTAGGGAACTAATTAAGGTGGTCCATTTATCTGATCACAAGAGAAATAAGGCCTCTCAGATTAGAAATATTGAGATACTGGAAAAGTATTATAAAGAGGTGGGCAAGAAAGATCCCCGACCAAGACACTATCTTGCTAAAGCCTATTTCGACACCCAAGAACCAAAGAACTTAGTCAAAGCCGAGAAACTCTTTCACGATTATCTCTCTGGTCCAAACCCTTCAGGTTGGGCGGAAGAACGGGCCCAGGCCTGGGAATATCTGTCTGAGATTTACCGGATTTGGGGTAAATATAATAGCTCGATAAAGTGTTGCCTTAACGCCATCGAGGAGGCTCCCCATTTTCCCTCCTCTTATATCAACCTTGCCCTAACCTATACCTGTAAGAAAATGTGGGACAAGGCTCTTCATTGGATCAAGCTTTCAACAAAAGTGCCAATCCCAAAAACCACCATGGTTATTAACCAGCGCGACTTAATAGCTCGTTCGCTTGAGGTTCTTTGGCATGTTTCGATAAATCAAAACAATATTGACGAGGCGTGGGCGGCGGCTAAAAAACTCTCCGAGATATTCCCCGATAGCGAGGAGATTAGGGAAAAATATCTGGTAGGATTGGGACTAAAAGAACAAAAAGAGGCCACCAAGATGTTTACTCGGCTGGTTCGCTACCTTGACGCTATTGGTGAGGGCAGTAAAATTCCTCTTCTACTTCGCTCTGTTCCATCAACTATCGAAGATAACCCCTTTGTAACTCAGATTAAGAATAGACTTTTACCGGCCAGAACTTGGGGTGATGACGAGATTGCTATTTATTGCGGACCGGGCTTTTCTTCCTGGTCGCCAAAGAAGCTGGTTAAGCCGGGCGAGTCGTTCTTGGGCGGTTCGGAAGAGGCGGTTGTTTATCTATCAAAAGAGTTGGCTGATTTGGGCTGGAAAGTAACGGTTTATGCTGACCCAGGAGAAGACCGAGGCGAGGTCGATGGTGTTAATTGGCTGCCATATTATGAGTTTAATCATAAGGACAACTTTAACATTTTGATTGGCTGGCGGAACGTGGCCTTCTTTGACGCCGGCTTTAAGTCGAAGAAAAACTACCTCTGGGCCCATGATGTCCTTAATCCGCAAGACTTTACTCAAGAGAGATTGGGTCGGCTGGACAAAATTATCGTCTTATCTTGGGCCCACCGACAAACTATTCCTAATGTCCCTAGTAGTAAAATCCTTATCTCGACCAACGGCTACACCGAGCATTTCCCCAAACTAAAGCCTAAGAATAACCCCAAGTGGTGTATTTATACCTCCAGCTACGACCGAGGGCTAGAGCACTTGTTAAAAATCTGGCCTGAGGTCGTTAAGGAAGTACCGGACGCTAAGCTTCATGTTTTTTATGGCTGGAAGCTGTTTGAGGAGTTCTACCGGGATAATCCTGAACGAATGGCCTGGAAGGAAAAGATGGATAAAATGATGGAGCACATGGGGATTACCCACCACGGTCGAGTCCCCCAGCCCGAGATTGAGAAGTGGTATAAGAAGTGCGGGATATTCGCCTATCCGAGTCATTTCTACGAAATTAACTGCGGGTTGCCTGGAACCCCCGTGTTTACAAAAAATGGTGTAAAGAATATTGAAAATGTGAAAGAGGGAGATATGGTTTTAACGCACAATGGCAACTTCAGGGAAGTAACTAAAACTATGAGCAGGAAAGTGAACGAAGAAGTTTATGGTATAAAATCGGCCAAGTCTCCCTACCCGATATGGTTGACCGGCAAACACCCTGTATATACCGCAACCTACCATGTGAGAAGCGATGCCAAGGGCAACCAAGTATATAATAAAGATAATTATAAAAGGCGTTGGATAAACACAGCAGACTTAAGGGAAGGGTTAAACTATGTTTTAACACCCAGGGGCGTAAGCGGCAACTTGAAAAGCGTAAAAATTACTGACTATGTTAATGGTTACAAAGAAAAAGGCGGAGAGATACATCGGGACTGGAAACACATGAATTGGGAAAGTGCTTCAAATAAAATTTTGCTAAACAAAGACTTTTTATATATGCTTGGTTTGTTTTGCGCTGATGGAAGCGTGTGTCCCACGGGTAGAAAAAACACATTAAGCGGGATACAGTTTGCTTTTGATAAAAACAAGCCCAAAATAATAGAAAGAATTAAAAGTATTTTCCCGTTGAAGATATCAAGCATAACAGAAAATGGTTGTCAGGGCGTGTGTTACCAATCTCCTATGTCAGAGTTTTTAAGGGCCACTTGTTATGCGGCTAATGGAGAAAAAGTTATTCCATCTTTCATTTGGGATGTTTCTTTAGAGAAACAAAGGGTCTTTTTAGAGGGGTTGTTGGATGGAGATGGGGCACGCTACAGGGGGGGCATTAGTTTCCAAAATACCTCTAGGTCGTTAGCTTATGGTGTGGCACAGATTCTTTCTAATTTAGGTATATTTCCCGCCTTTTCTTATTCTGAAGACAGAAAAGCCTACTTTCTCTATTGGAAAGAGAATAGCGCCGCCAACAAGCAACACCGAGTCGAAGACAAACATATTTCAAGGAAAATAAAACTAGTTGAGCGAAAACAATATAAGGGGAAAGTCTATAATTTTGAGGTAGAAAAAGACAATAGTTATGTTTTGGGCAACATGGCTGTTCATAACTGTATCTCGGCCTTCAAGAGTGAGCTTTGGGGGGCCGTCCCGGTCGCCACCAACTATGCCGCTCTTGACGAGACCATTCAGTACGGCAAAAAGATTAAGGGCGATATCTATGATCCGGAAACACTAGAAGAATATAAGCAAGCCTTAATTTATGCTCTCAAGCACCCCGAGTGGCAGGAAGAACAGAGGAAAAAGATGATGCCTTGGGCGAAAGATAAATATTCCTGGACTAATGTAGCCAAACAGTGGAGCGAGGAGTTCAAGAGTATGGATGTTGACGAAGCGATTGATATAGTGGTTAACCGTTTTGGCAAAGACAAGGTTGGGCAGTTTATGCCCCTTAAAAATCAAAAGAAACATGGACTCAAAGAAACTAGCTGACGCTATCCGCACCATTAGACGAGAGCTACTCATTAAAGATGAGCCGATTAAGGCCCGTCGCTTGCTTGAGGCGGTTATTAAAGACTTGCCTGAGCTAAAAGAGGAGCTTGAGCGAACTAAGAAAATGATTAGGCACCTCTCTGATAGAGAAGAATACCTTAAGATATATTCGACCTCTCCCTCGGAAGATTGTGCCGATATCGAACCGGAAGAGTTAATCGTCCACCCGGGAGCAAAGTACTACCGCTATCAATGGATTTGCGACGAGATTAAGCATTTACAACCGGAAACTTATGCTGACCTAGCTTGTTATGTGGGGACTTTGCCTATTTGGGCCGCCTCCCAAGGGGTTAAGGCGTATGGGGTAGACTTGACCAAGAATACCATTGCCGAAGCTGAAAGAAGAGCTGAGAACGAGAAGAAAGAGGTTGAGTTTATTCAGGACGACTTAATGAATTTTAAAAAGGGGGTTGATTTGGTTTCGGCTTTTGAGGTTTTAGAACATGTCCCTGACGATGAAGCTTTTATCAAGCACCTCTTGGGTCTAGCCAAACAATGGGCTTATATTACTACTCCCAACTATTCGTTTGGCGATGGCGAGGGCAATCTCGGTCATTGGGACTTTGGCGGTGGCGTTCGAGGGCATGTTAGAATTTATAATGAAAACACCCTGACCGACTTAATCGAGCGGTGCGGGGGCGAGGTGGGCGATATGTTTGTTAAAGACGGGCTGTTACATGCTAAGTTTAGAAAAAAGAAATGACCGACGAAAAAAAGAAGTTTGATCCGAACTGGAAGCCATTTAGAACCAAGTGTGCTAACCCTGGTTGTAATAACTATATTTACTTAGTCAACCCTAACAGTAGCGGCTATTGCTCTCGAGCGTGCGAGGCTAATCATAAATACTCGGAAAAATTTATTGACGAGCGACGCTTTAAGCCAACCGAGAAAAAATGACCAAGATAGCTTTTGTCTATAATGTTGATGATAACTACTGGCGAGATGGTCTTTGGGCAGCCCTAGAAATTATCAGAAAGTCCTCTAGTAATATAGAGGTTTATCCTGTCAACCTTAAAACCTCTTTCTTTCCCGACCAGGCTTTTGATTTTACCCTGGTTTGGGGAGCCTTAGGGAGTGAGCAGGTGGGGCTTGTTAAGGGCCTGCCAGGCAAGAAGGGTGTTTGTATTGCCGGTGGGCCAGTCGTTCATCCTGATGTTCACGCCTTTGATGTCGTCTTTGTCGAGACGCTTTGGCATGTGAGAGAGTTTAAGAAGATTGGGGTTAGGGTCAAGAGGGCTTTTGGCACTAATACCAGGCTCTTTCGGCCAATGGAGGAACAGCCAACAATTTGGGACAGGATTTACCCAGCCGCTTTTGCTCTTTGGAAGCGGCACGAGATATTTTGCGACAAGCCCGGCAAGAAACTAGCGGTTGGCTACATTCAACCCCATAATCATGAAGCCGAGTGCTGGCGAAAGTGTCTTAGGGCAGGGGTAACAGTTTTGCCGATGGTAACACCTGGTGTCTTGGTTCATCTTTATAACGCTTCAAAAATAGTTAATATCACCTCCGATATCAGCGGTGGTGGCGAGCGAGCGGTGTTGGAGGGTCTGGCTTGCGGTTTGTTGGTGGAGGTAGAACAAGATAATCCTAAGCTATTCGAGTTGCTGGCCGAGCAAGAGGAGAGGCTTTTAACTGAGCAAGATTATGCTAATAGTTTAATGGAGGGGATAAGAGAATGTCTGGAGTAAAACTAAACAATGGAGCCTGGTAAATCGTCATGAAAATATCTATTGTCTCGTTGGCCTGGAATAAACTCGACCTAACTAGGGAATTTTTAGAACGACTAAGAGATAACACTGATATTTCCTTTCAGCTAGTCTTTACCGATAACGGCTCAGAAGAGCCAATCTCGGCTCTAGTCAAAGATATTTTCCCCGAAGCAGACCTGATTACCAAGAAAAAGAATGTTGGTTGTCCTAAGACCAGGAATGAGGCGATGGAGAGGGTCAAGGGCGATATTGTCTTCTGGCTCGATAACGACACTTATGTTGATAGGGGTTGGTATCAGCCGTTTTTAAGGAAGTTGGACGAGAACCCCACTACTGGACTAGTGGGCGTTGATGGACGGAGAGTAAAAAACCCCTTTACTCCCGAAGACCCTTGGGATTTTCCCGAGGCTTTTATCCCCAACTTTAATGTCGATTGGTTTGTTGGTTTTGCGGTTGCCTTTAGAAAAGAAGCCTATCGGCCCATTCCTGATTGGGGCCTGATGGTTAATCTGGACGATACCGACCTTGGTATGGGAATTAAGGCTAATGGCTGGCGGGCCAAGATGTTGGATGTACCGGTTTCCCTGCGACACCTTGTTTCCCAAACTGGCGCTCCGATTGTGCCAGACCGAGAGGAAGAATTAGATATCTTTAGGCGCTGGTGGGACTATTGGCAGAAAGACAAGAAATTCTTTTGTAATTATGAATGATATTGCCGTAGTTGTTCCTACTATCAGGGAGGATTGTCTAAAAACCTTTTATGAGGCGTGGAAGCCTCTTTTTAAAAAACACGAGGTTTATTTTATTGTCGTCCGCGATGGAGACAAACCGGTTGTTTCTTGCGACGATATTATCGAGAAGACCCCAGAGCAAGTGTTAGGAAAAGAGGCCGATTTGCTTTATAACAAGAACGATGGAGTAAGAAATCTTGGCTTTGCCTTTATTGCCAAGTATTTGCCCCAAGTAGAAACGATTATTACCTTAGATGATGATGTTTTACCGATAGACGACCCCATAGAGAGTCACCTGATGGCCCTAGAAAGCCCCAAACCCGTCTCTTGGCTATCTACCCTGCTTGACGACTACCCGAGGGGTTTTCCCTATGGCATTCGAGATGAGGCGGAGGTGGTTTTATCTCACGGGGCTTGGCAAGGAGTAGCTGATTGGGACGCTCCGACCCAGTTGGTAAATGGCAACCTTCCAGTCGAGTTTTACCGAGGGCCAATACCAAGAGGGGTTTATTTTCCGATGTGCGGGATGAATTTGGCCTTTAAAAGAAAGCTTTTGCCCTATGTTTACTATGCGCCAATGGGTTATCGAGTGGGGCTGGACCGTTTTGCTGATATTTGGCTTGGGGTTTTGTTAAAGGATATAATAGACAAAAGGGGTTGGGCGGTAGTTTCCGGCTATGCTCCAGTAAGACACGAGCGGGCCAGTAATGTTTGGACCAACTTGAAAAAAGAGGCTTCTGGTCTAGAACTAAACGAGGGTTTTTGGCAAGGTAAAGAGGATAACCCCTACTTTAAGGAATACCGCCAAGCCAGAAAAAGATGGGAGAAGTTAATCAAAAAATACGAGCGATCCTAAAACCTTAATCACCGGTCAAATGAAAATATCAGTAATTACTCCTACCATCAGAAAAAAGGGCCTTCCCTTAGTCCAAAAAGCTCTTAGGCGACAGAGTCTTACCGACTTTGAGTGGCTAATTGGCTCGTCTTTTGACGCCTCCGAGTATGGCCGACAGGTAAAAGATGACTTTGGGGGGGGCCTCTGGACACTAAACCGAATTTATAACAAGCTGGCCAAGGAAGCCAAAGGGGAACTGCTCGTTTCGTGGCAAGACTATACTTTTGCCGATCCGGACGCCCTGGAGAAGTTCTGGTTTCACTACCGGCAAGAGCCCAAGACGCTAGTATCAGGCGTGGGTGATAAATACACTGACCCGAACTGGATTAGCCCCGTTTGGGTTGACCCGAGAAAGAATGATAGGTTTGGCGCTTTTTATCCTTGCTATTGGACGGACATTGAGTGGAATTTTTGCTCTTGTCCCAAACAAGCTCTTTATGATATCGGCGGTTTTGACGAGGGGGCCGACTTTGAGTATTTGGGCATGGATGGCTATGGGGTCAACGAGCGCCTAAATGACCTGGGCGGTTATGATTTCAAACTAGACCAGACCAATCGCTCTTACTCGCTCGTTCATTCCCGAGTAGGTAATTGGGATAAGGACAATGGGCTTGATGGGCCATATCAGGCAAGAAGAGAGAAGCTAAAAGAGCAGGGAAAGTGGCCGAAGATGGGTTATTTAAAGTAAATTGACTTTACCCCCCCCTCTTTGTTAAAATTAAACTAGACTGAGAGTGAGAAACTAAGGTCGCCTATTTAGGCGGCCTTTTTTATTGATTTGATTTTTATTGTAAGGAGGTGAGTAAAGAAATATGGCACTATCACATGGTTTAGCAAATTTAGACTCGACAGAGAGAGAGTTAATTGTTAATAACAGTAGCCCAGCGCTTTTCATTGACCAACAGGGAACCGGTAAGACTCTTCGTTTGAGAGGAGCAGCCACTGCCCAACCAGTCAATGAAGTTTTGGCCAACTCGGGAGCGGCTCCTTCGGTAGCCGTTGCCAGGTTTGGTTCTTCCGTAGCTAGCCAAGCAGCAATGGAGTTTATTGGCTCTTGTGTTCAATCGACTGCTTCTGGCGGGGTTTCCCTAATAGCAAAAGTAAGAGTAAAGTTCGGCGATGTCTATGGCTGGTTACCAGTTTATGAAACTTTGGCCTAAACCCTAGTGGTGGCCATCTAGCTTGTCTTTTATGGCATTAACAGTATCAGATATCCAAGAACGGGTAGCTGCGTTAGTCGACCAGGAATCGTCAGCTCCTACCGCTGGTGGGGACGACTGGAACCTTCGTCTTACCTATATCAATAGGGCGCAAAGGGAGTGGTCGGAAACGGCCCCCTGGAGCTGTCTTTACAAGGAATACACCGCCCAAACGGCCGGAAGTGCGACCATTTCTTTACCATCTGACTTTCGCAAACTAGCCGGTTATCCGCAGATAGCCGCAGAAGAATATCCTGAGATACGACCCCAGGAGAAAGAACAACACTTGTCAACAGACGAGTTTTGTTATGTTTTGGGAGACGAGGGAAGCGGCTATAGCTTAATCGTCAATACTGCCAAGTCGTCGGGGGCGTCTTTAATGGTGCCATATTTGTCTACTCCAGCAGCATTAGTCTCTCCAGCCGACTCCTCTCCCATTCCTAATCCAGAATATTTGGTGGCTAGAACGGTCGCCTATCTTTGGGAGGCTCGGGAAGATGAGCGTTTTCCTTTGGCCAAAACTGAGTCTGACAAAATCTTGGCTCGGATGTTAGAACTTGAGAATGACGCTTTCGACCAAGCCAGTTATAACCAAGTTAAGACGGTCGAGCAAACTAAGTATAATTTTAGAATTGGCAAAAATTAAATGGAATGGTTTTTCTTAATACTAAAGCATCCGCCTACCGCCCGCAAAAAGATAAGGAAATAGACTGGGATAACTTCCGTGGTGGTCTAAACACCCTTCTTCGAGCCAGAGAGCTTGACAAGAACGAGATGTCCCAAGCTGATAACATTATGTTAGTCGGGGCTGGTGTGCCTACCAAGCGCTGGGGAACGGCCAAATACCATTTGGCTGGGCCGACTGGGAATGTCCGAGGAATGGGGGGTTATTATAAGACCCAAGAAGACCCAGAATTGTTGGTCGTTACCGACTCAGGGCTAATGACCAAGAAGTCGGGTGCCTCCTATATTATTATCACTGGCGCCTCGTGGCCTTCTGGCTCAAAGGTGGAAATGTCCCAACTAAACGACAATCTTTATGCGGTTAGTGAGGGGCGAGAGCTGGTTCGCTACAACGGCGACAGCCTAACTTCTTTTCCAACCGTCTCTCCCCCTTCTGGCTTATATGCTACTCAAATGTCGGGGGCTTCCGGAACTAACACCTATGCTTACCGAGTGTCATCGGTGACGGATGTTGGTGAAAGTTTGGCAACCGACTCTTACAGCGTTTCCTCTCAACCGCAAAGCCTTGACAGTGGTGCCATTAAAATCTCTTGGACCGCCCCATCAACTGCCAGTGGGGTTCTAAAGGGCTTCAACATTTATGGTCGAAATGAGGGCGATGAACGTTTTTTGGGTAAAGTTGATGGTGAATCAACCACCTTTATTGACGATGGAGCCGCTATCCCCAGCGAGTTTTCCTATCCCCAAACGGCTGATACCACCGGAGGGGTGAGGGCAAAGTATATCGTTCGTTTTCAAGACCGATTTGTCTATGGTGGTTTTGATAACGACCCAAGCAAGGTCATTATCTCTGGCCGGGTCCCTCTTCACGAGCGAAACGATATCTCTTATGGGGGCAACTACATTAGGATTGAACCAGACTCAGGTGACGCTGTTACTGGGCTGGAGGTGTTTGAAAACAGAATTATTGTTTTTAAGGAACGCTCCATTTGGGAGATATCAACATCAGTGGTTCAAATTGGTAGTTTTTGGGTAACTATTCCCGAGGCGACCTTAATTACCCGTTCTTATGGCTGTGTTTCTGGCCGGACCGTTTGTCATGTCGAAAACGATATCTTCTTTCTTTCCCGAAAGGGCGTTTATGTCTTAGGCTATGAACCAAACATCTTAAATGTATTGCGGACCAATGAGATTAGTGTCAAGGTCAGGCCGTTCTTTGAGGGGGCGACTATGGCTCAGCTCCAAGACGCTTGCGCTGTTTATTATGACAGCAAATATATTCTCTCCTTCCCCTCTAGGAACAAGACGATTGTTTTCGACCGGGAAAGAACCGCCTGGGTTGGTCCCTGGACCTATGACGCCTCGGTTTATAGCGTCTATTATGATGACGAAAACAAAGACCACTTGCTCTATGGCAAGGTCGACAGTCCCCAAATAAACAAAATTTCTTCTTCTTATGGTGATGACGAGGGGGAAGCGATCAAAACTCTTTTCCGAACCAAGTTGGAGGATTTTGACGACTGGTCGGTGTTTAAGAACATTAAAGATATTTTTTTAAACTTTAGAAATGTTTTGGGAACGGCCAATGCCAATCTGCGACTGGAGGAAAGAGATGGTAACACTATCACTGCCAAGAGCTTTACCATTCAGACCCAATTAGGCAACGCTGGGTTTGGGGCGGATATGTTTGGTAACACTCTCTTCGGTGATAGCGAGGCTAGCGGTGGGGGGTCAGACGCTAACGATTTGGTCAAATGGGCGATGATGAATAAGGCGGCCAGAACAGTCCAGGTAGAGGTTAAGACCGAGAATAGAAATGATAACTATGAACTATTGGGTATCAGAATGAGAGGTAAGCCGATTTCAAAGGGTTTTAATCCGTCTTCCTGGCGGGTATAATTATATGTATGACTATCAACTTAATTAGCACTAACAACAAAGGGGGTGAGAAGTAATGGCAAGTATATGGGACAATGTTTATGACCTACTTTCAGGGACATCAGTGGCAAAGACTGCTGGTAAGGTTTTGGGTGGGGCAGGAGGCGCAATCCATCAGGTGGGAACATATTTGGGCGATCCTGTTAAGGATTTTGAAATTTCCGAACAACTGCAAAGACTGGGAGGGATGTTAAATCCGCCACCGGCTTATGCCGTAAAAGAGGGGGGTGAAGACGTTTTTTATGGCCCTCCCTATAGTGGCCCCCAACAGAATCAAACAGAACAGTCTCAACAGACCAGCCAGCCCTCTAGTGGGGGAGGCGGTGGCCAATGGCTTACTGGAGAAGAGTTGCGAGCCAGGGGATTAAATCCTGACCAATACGCTTCAACCGGTGGTAAATATTATTACACTGGTGGCGGGGTGGGGAACCAACCTGGCTACGAACAGGCCCAGCCGCAACAGCAAATCGACTGGGATGCAATTTATGCTCCAGCCCTTAACGCCTATCGAGAACTGGCCAACATCATTCAGGGTGGATTGGCTGGCACTCAAGCGAGGATTGGCTCCGAGGCCGAGCAAAACATTGCTGGACTGGAAACAGAGTTAGGTTTAAGAGAGAGTCAACTAGGTCAACAACGAGAGCAGGCCACTAGTGAGTATGAGCAGTTTAGGGGTGGCGAGGAAAGAAGAACCGAGTCGGCAATTGCTGAGGCAAGACGACAGGCCAATGAGTTAATGCAGGGTATTCAATCCCGATTTGGCACCTCAACCGGCACCGGACAGTTTACCTCAGAGCTATTAGGTCGAGAGGCAATGCGAGGCATTGGTCAATACCGAACTGGTTTACAAGAGACTATCGGTAAGGCTAAAGTAGCCCTAGAGAATACCATTGGTCAAATTGACCAATCGTTAAATAGCTTGCGAGAGCAAGTTGCTTTGCAAATTTCCAATGTTCGTCAACAGGCAGCTTCCTTAAAAGAAGAGGCCAGACAAAGGGTAATGGAGCAAGTTGCTCAAATCAACGCCCGGGTTGGCGAGACGGAGACGGCTAAGGCTCAACAAAGAACTAGCGCCTTACAGCAGTATCAGCAATATGTGCAAGAGGTTAACGCTCGAAACACTCAATGGGAACAGCAACTTTATGTTCAAGCCCAGCAAATGCAACAAGGGCTCAATCAATTGAAGAGTCAGGCGGTAGAAGAGTTTAAGATTACCCTTCCTAGCGGACAGCAAGTCAGCCCGTTGGAGTTTCAGAGAATAACCGGAGGACTTGGTGAGTATGCCCCGGCCTTACAACAAGCGGCTCTGGGACAGCTAACTGGCACAGTTGATGAAGACCAACTAAGGGGAGCCGTTCTGCCCTGGCAACAACAAGCAGGTCAATATGGACTTATTAACCCTGCTCTTACAAATTTAAGGTCAGGAGTTAACCAACCTATAGCAACAGGCGCTCAAACGACAGAACAAGACAACCTATTGAATCAGATAATGG